GTAATAGAATTAAATGTATTACACACCTTAAAAAGAATTACAAAGAGGGTCAAAACTGGTACCCCATTAAATCAGTTACAAAACCAAACATCATGAAAAGAGAATGTGAATCATGTAACGGAGATTGCCAAGGGCAATGCTTCAACAGACAAAAAGGAGGTATTACATCTCATTGAGTGCTAACACCTCTCACAATTTACGTCAATCGGGCAGACTCGCTATCACCTTTGGACGATAAGAGAACACTAAAAAAGTGTTCTCTTTTTTTGTATAGATTAAAAAAACACAAAACGGTTTATACATATGCATAAAAAATGTTAATCATTTCCTTGTATACATAGTCATAAAAGAGTATAATAAAGGTATTAATAAGAATATAATTATATCAATTCATGTCTAATCCAAATACACTCAAAGCAAAAAGAAAAGCACTAGCTATAGATGCAAACAACAACGCACTCCCACTAACACTACCGAGTGTGGCATTGGCACAAACCAGAGACACAAGCATCTCAGCATCAACAGAGATCACCCTGGACGCAGATACAAGCATCATAGAGATAACTGCATTGACTGACAATGTATTTCTTAAATATGGAACAGACGATGTAACAAACGCAAACTTTGATGAATTTATCCAGGCAGGAGTAACACGTCACTACGTTATTCCTCAAGATATAACAGCAATCAATCTGATAGACGATGGATCCGACGCAACGGTTATAGTAATAGAAAAATAAACTAACATGTTAAATTTGAATTTTTTACAATTAGATGGATTAATAAAATCAAAAACTCCAACGGGTGAGCTATCAACATCTTTCATAATTGAGGTAAAGACAGACAACACTGGAACATCAAACAATAATCAGTTCCAATTCACAGGGGCAGAAGGTAATTATGATGTAGTAGCAAAACAGTCAGGAGTAATTGTTGATACCTTTAATGATTTAAGTGGAGAGGAAACAATAACTTTTTCAGATGGTGCAGGAACTTATATATTAGAAATTACACCAAAAGAAGTAAGCCCATTTAATAGAATACAATTCTCAAGGGGAGGAGATAAAGAAAAATTAATGGATATCAAACAATGGGGAAATATTGTTTGGTCAAGTATGGAAGAAGCCTTTTCAGGATGTTCTAATCTTGTAGCAGACTCGTATACTGATGCTCCAGATTTATCATCTGTAACATCAATCAGAAGAATGTTCAGGCAATCAGACTTTAATGGAAAAGTAAGTAACTGGAATGTTTCTAATGTTCAAAATTTTTCAGAGTTCTTACTATTTTGTGAAAACTTCAATAAACCTATTGGGTTTTGGGATACTTCAAGTGGTACAGACTTTGGGGGTATGTTAAGAGAAACAGCTTACAACCAAACACTCGTGAATTTTGTAACAGGGTCGGCAACTCAATTAGACTTTATGTTTAATGGTACACCCTTTGACCAAGATATAAGTTCTTGGAACGTATCCAATGTAATCAACTGGAATAGTTTCTTGGCTGGTGCAGAACTTTCAAGCACAAACTATGATTTACTTCTAAACGCATGGTCGCAACAATCTGTTAGAAATAATCAAAGTGTGGACTTTGGGAACTCTACATACACAAGTGCAGGAGAGACAGCAAGAAACGTATTAATTAATACCTACGGATGGACTATTTCAGACGGAGGGTTAGTATAAAATTATTATGAACAAACACACTGATACAACAAAACCATATTGGGTAGCTAAAAGCGAAGACAACAGTGTCTTGCATTATGGAAAAATAAAACAAGGGCAAGGAGTAACAACAAAGCTAACAATTTCAACCTTTAATAATAAAGAAGATTTTATATTATTCATAGAATCAAACGGAGGAGTATACGAAGATCAAGAAATACAAGGAAGAGATTAAACCCTCTTTTTTTATTTGAATACATGCTACAATTAAATACATAACCAACATAACTATGAACACAAAGAAAGACACAAAGAAGAATACCAAAAGAAAGACGACGGTTGAAAAGGTTGAAAAAAATAACGTAAATCAACCAACAGAAAAACAAACAAACCCCTGGAAGAACAACGGAGGAGCAAGAAAGGGATCAGGGAGAAAGAAGAGCCAGGACAGAGAGCGACTTGTTACTTTAAAAGACAAGGCCGAAGACTTCGCCCTGGAGGAAATAGACGTAAAAGAAAAGAACGGTACAAATTTCAGAGTAATAAAGATGACCAGGAACCAGGCATTACTTGGTGTGCTATTTGAGGAGGGATTTAAACGCAAGAGCATACCAGCCATAAAAGAGTTCTTTGACCGAACCAGAGGGAAGTCAAGACAAGAGCTGGAACTATCAGGAGAGATCGACACAGGAGACCAGTACCTACCCACAGGGAACGCAATAGACAAAGCCTACGAAGTATTCGAGCGAGAGCAGAGAAAACTAATTGCACAGGACTATGACCCAGAACTTTAATCCAGACGTAATGCACCAGATGAAAGACTTGATGAAACGCAAGTCAGTCCTCAGCTGGATCAAGCAAGAGAAGATAGTCAACGAGAAAAGCATACCAATAGACCTCTCACGGTTTTATTACCTGCACGCAATCTACACAGACAAGAGCCAGAAGATAGCCGTCATAAAATCAGCACAGTCAGGTGTCAGCACCTACGCAATCATATCCAGCCTCCACATGGGCCGATACCTAGGACTTAACCAGATACACACCCTGCCGACCTCAGGTGACGCGACAACGTTCGTACAGTCAAAGACCAACGAGATAATCAGAAACAACCCGTGTCTGGCCAATAAGATGTCCAAGGAGGACACAGACAGTGTCGGACAGAAACAAATGGGTAACGGGTTTTTATTTTATCGAGGAACCAAAGGGAAGTCATCAGGTATTATGATCACCAGCGATAGAAACATCTACGACGAGTACGACTTCTCGGACCACGAACAGCTCGGAAACTTTCAGTCACGACTGGAGGGAGCAGACTCAATGAAGATGGAAGTATGGCTATCAACCCCAACCTTTGAAAACTTCGGGATCGACGAGAAGTTCAAGGACAGCGACCAGAAGTTCATGAGGTTCAACTGCCCAGAGTGTGGACTCAGGCAACACATGGACTGGTTCAAGAGTGTTGACCACGAGGAGGAACGATATCAATGCTGGGAATGCAAGGCCACCATTAACAATAAGATGTTCCCCGTTTGGTACGCAGAGTCCTGGAGCGAGACACACAACGGAAAGACCTCAGAGGGAAAGCACGCAGATATAAACATGCAATGGGAGGCACGATACCCAGGGAGAAAAATATCAGGATACTGGATCAACCAGATGATGCTCCCCTGGAAGTCGGCCAAGGAACTAATCAGAGAATACAACGAGCTACGAAAGAAAGGAGCCATGCAATATTTCTTTAATTTCAAACTAGGCATGACCTACAGCGACACGGAAAGAAAAGTAGAGGGTGGATTATTCTATAAGAACCTACAACCAGATAAACAAATCGTAGAGCTACAATCATTCATGGGGATAGACGTCCAGGGAAACGAGCTGTACTGCATCATAGGAAACAAGCAGGGAATCTATGCCATCACAGTATGCCGAGACGAAGTAGATGAGATAGGGAAAACAATAAAAAGCAAGTGGGAACGAGCAGGAGAATTGATGGAAGTATACGACGTCCAGGTCTGCGTTGTTGACGCAACCTACAAACCAGACGACGTGCTAGACTTTGCAAACATTTATCCAGGCCGAGTCTTTATGAACTGGTACAACCCAGCACCGAAAGGAAAAGAGATAGTACGATACAGCGACATCAAAAAGTTCACGGATAAAAAAGAGCAAACATTTGCAGAAAGCATAAAAGTACTCAGCGACCGAGAGCGATCGATAGACCGATTGATAGCGCACCTGGAACAAGGAGTGCATCCAATCCTCTACACAAAGACGGATCCAAACCTCAAGACACTGGTCAAGCACGCAGAGACCATGTACGCAAGAGTCATCGAAAACAAGGACGGAACGTTCAGAAGAGAATGGGCCAACACTGGAAAAAATGACTACTTTCACGCATTGATTTACTACGAAGTGGCCATGGATAAAAAAGGCTTGTTCAAAGAAGAATAAAAATGATACAATAAACATATGAGTGAAACAAAAACCTATACACCAAATGACAAGGACTCAGCTATTATACAGAAATGGAAAAAACGCTTCACTAATGCCGAGCGATTTCGTCAACCATATGAAGATAAGTTTCTAAGAATGTGGAAACTTTACAGAGCCTACAGGGATAAACAAAACTATGCCTACCAGACGAACCTCATGCCACCGACAGGCTTTGAAATCGTAGAGACAATCAAGCCACGACTATCCTCAGCAAAGACCAGGACAAGGATATTCCCGATGAACAAGGACGACGTAGGGAGCAAAGGAATAGAAGAATGGGACTCACTACTGAACTACAACTTTGAATACTCAATGAACCTGGACGAGAACAAAGTGGACTGGATAGATGCCATGCTTAAATACGGAAACGGATACGCACACATTTATTGGGACGACACAATCGAGGAACCAGGAATGGAAATAGTAGACAACTGGCTCCTTTACTTTGACCCACAAGCATCGAACAGACTCAAAGATAGCCAATGGGAAATAAAGCAAATATTTAAACCACTGGCACAAATTAAGAAAGAAGAAACCAATCGAGGAGAATACGAGAACGAAGACGAATACGGAGAAACCACAACCAAGATAGGGATTTACGATTACCTGGACTGCGTAGAGGATAAACAGATAAGCGACGACCCACGATCGGAGAGGATCGAGATTGAAACATTGAAGATGGGACAAATCGTAAACGGAGCAGGAAGAGACTCAGACGACACACAGACAGGAGCCTCGGACGAACGCAACCAGACAAAGCTGGTAGAGATATGGGAATGTACTGACCACAACGACGGAACAGTATCAACCATATTCAATCAAAAAGTCCTCGGACGGAGCGAACCGAACCCGTACCAGGACATAGAAGAGGGACGAATGATTGTAGACCTCCCCTGCATACGGGTACCCTGGAGTGCATACTCAATGGGAATTATGGAACCAGTAGAGACTGTCATTCACGAGATAGCCGACAGCAGGAACCAGGCCATGGACTCAATCGTTCTAAACCTGGACCCAATAAAGAAAGTAAAGAAAGGCTCAGGACTTACAGCAGACGATCTGAAAACAGGACCAGGAGCAATATGGGAACTCAACAATGCAGACGACGTTGTCCTGGAGCGAGGAGACGGACCCAACAACTCATGGGTAGAGAAAGACAACCTACTACGTCGAGAAATATCAACCTCACTGGCACTCTCGGAATACGTTCGAGGACTACCAGCATCAAGTGACGAGCCAGCCTCAAAGGTGGAAATGTTATTGCAACAAACAAACATCAGGTTCAGCCAAATGGTACGACAGCTAGAGACAGCACTCGGAGACGTATCAAACATAGCAATCCAACTGAACCAGAAGTTCCTCACCAAGGACAGCAAGTCATATAGGATACTCGGAGAAGAGGTAGACTTCAAAGAATTTAAATCAAAAGAAGTGGCTGTTGACGCACGAGTAGAACTGGAAGTGAAAGAAGAGAAAGGTCCAGACCAAAGGAAAAAAGAAGTCCTAGAAATCTACGACCTATTCGTAACCAACGATCAACCACCAGAGGGAGACCCAGAGGCAATGCAAACCTACCAAACCAAGAAAAGAGAACTGCAAAAACTTGTGCTAGAAGAATTTGACCTCAGTCAATACGAAGATGTCCTCCTGGGCCTCGAATCAAAAGAAAACGCAGAACTGGACCGAGACGCAATGGATCCAGATGCAGAGGCAGAAGTAGTAGAAACACCAGGAGCAGAGCAACCAGTGGCCATCAGTGAGCCACGAGAACCAATACCAATGCTAGAGCAAGAACAACCAGAGCCAACGCAGGCTCCACCACAGGGTGGAAACATGTTGCAAAGGCTGATGCAGAGGATACGTGGAAATTAATCAATTAAAACATTAAATTATTATGGAACCAGAATTAAACTTGGAAGAAGAAGTCGTAGAAGAAACAGGAGACCTTGACGTAAACGCAGAGGGACTACTGCAAATCGAAGAGGGACTAGCAGGACTAAAATTACAGCACGAGGCTGGAGAAATTACCTTTGACGAATTACTCACTGAATTAATCTCAATGGCAGGAGGACTGCAAGCAGGAGATGATGAAGAAGTAACACAAGACATCGGAGGACCACTCGGAGGACTTGGAGGAGGAGACTTCCCATTGCCAGACCCAGAATAGGTCATGGCAAACAAGCTGGAGCAAGTGTTTGAAGAGGGACAGGAAGTCTATGAAATGACACAGACTCAGGGATATGAAATTATACAAAGAAGTATCAACGAGCGACTGACCTACAACGATCAGGAAATAAAACATTTGATAGATAACGTAAAAGGAAATACAAACCCTCAAACGTTTACCCAGGAACTCATCAGGCTACAATCATACAGAGAGGGCCTGTTGTTCATTATCAACCAAGTGCAAGTCTCAATCGAAAAGAGAGACAAGGCTAATAAAAAACTAAAATAATGAAAGACTTTATTAAGAGCTTAATGGCAACCAAGACACCCGAACGACAGAAAGAACTAACAGGACGAGGCAAATACAAAGACGATGCCCTAGAGGTATTCGGAACCGAAGATGCCTACATGCAAGACCTGGAAAAAAACCCTGTCAAGCTAAACCCCATTCAAAAATTTATCCAAAGACTCCTCTCAATCAGAGGGGAAGAATAAAACAACCAACAACATGAGCGAACGATTTGACGACATCAAGAAAGAACTAGGAAAGGAAGAGGAGGAAGAAAACGACGACGCAGAAATCATTGAAGAAGACGTAGAGGAAGAGGAAGAAGAAGAGTATGAAGTACCTGAGCAGTTCAAAGGAAAGGATCCAAAAGAACTGATCAAGATGTACCAGGACTTGGAAAAAACATCAAAGAAAAAACCAGACGAAAACAAGGCACGTCAAGACTCCGAAAAGAAAAAGCAAGGAGACATTGATGACCTAAAAGAAATACTGGCAAAGCAAGACTTTTCAAATATGGACCCTCAAGCCTTTACCGAATTTATACTCGGACTAACTGATAAGCGATCAGAGAAAAGAGCAAAGGAAATCTACGAACAAAAATCAAGCATTCACGAGGGAGTAAAAACCGAACTGAATGAGGCAACAAAAGAATATCCATTACTCGAAACCAACCAAGAGTTCCGAGACCTTGTCCTTGACGTTATCGAATCAAAGGTGGCCAAAGGGGAAACGATGAGCCTCATGGAGGCATCAAAGAAAGTGTCAGCTTTAATGGGAGCCAAGGAAGAAAAGGCAGACCCAAAGGACAAAAAAAATAAACGACCAAAGACAGCCATCGAAACCTCCCCAAAGAATGGCTCAGGAGGAGGAAAGGAAACAGACGAGCAAAGAGTAATAAAAGGTATTCTAGGAGCAGACAAGGGAGGATCCAATCCCCTTGGAGGACTAGGACACTAAAAAAAAATATTGTATAGCAACGTAAAACTTGCTATAATAAAAACATAGGGTGTGAAAACTGCTCCCTGACCGATTGGGAAAGCCAAGAGCAGGATCTAAAATCAGGCTGGAGATTATTAATTTAACCTAATAAATATTATTATGGGAATGTCATCAGGAGTACGAGACACGACAAATCTATCGGCACGAAAGTACGATATGAAAGACGTGATCTCTCTATTGGATGTTAAACGATATCCAATGCTTGCGATCTTAACTAATGCTGGAAAGGATCCAGTATCAAAGGAGGGAAAAGCAATCAAGAAACAAGAAACAACCGACCCCGAATTCAAATGGTTTGAAGACGAGTTCGGATCACGTGAGGCATCAACTGCATCAGGTAACACAGGAAAGAACATCGCTTCTACACCGTCAGTATCTGTAGCATCAGGACAAGGAGTACGTTTTGCTATCGGAGATATTATCCAGTTTGTAGCTGGAAAGTATACCTTTGAAGTAACAGCAATCTCAACGGACACATTAACTCTTTCGAACGAACTAGGAGGAGCAACTGGAACCGTAGACTTGTCATCACTTGTTGTATGGATCATAGGAAACGCAAACGCAGAGGGTGGAACACTTCGAGAAATCAAAGGAACTACTCCAGTAGAAAAAGTAGGATATACACAAATCTTCCGTACACCATTCGGAACGACTAATACATCCAAGGAAACGGTAACTCTTATCAAAGAGAATGACCTTAGCTTCCAACGTCGAAAGAAAGGTATCGAACATATGATTGATATCGAGCGAGCGTTCTGGTTTGGAAAGAAATCAAAACGTACTGCATCAGGAAACGGAAAACCTATCCGAACTACCGAGGGAGTAATTAACGTTATTTCTACATACGCAACAGCGAACGTAGATACCGAGGCAGAATGGGAGGCATGGCTAGAAGACGTATTTGCACACGGAAACGTAGAGAAGTATGCATTCTGTTCACCAGCAATCATATCTATGATTAACAGTTTCGCAGCCTCAAAAGTTCAAATCGTTCAGAGCGAGAAAACATACGGGATTAAAATTATCAAGTATGAATCAGCTCACGGAACACTGAACCTAATCCGACATGAACTCTTCACAGGGACACCATACGGAAACTACGCAGTAGCTCTAGACCTGGAAGTAGCAATGTACCGATATCTCTCACAACGAGATACTAAATTGTTAACAGATCGACAAGCAAACGATGCAGATGAAAGCATCGAGGAATACTTGACAGAATGTGGACTACATCTCGAACAAGAGAAACGTCACGCAATCTGTTCATTCGCAGGACTTTAGATCGCTATGCTCGGCCAGGATCCCCGATGAACCTGGCCGAGACAATCGGGTAGCGATCCCGAAATACTATCAATTAATTACTTACAAAGAACATGTCAACAAAGAAAAAAAGCGAGACATATGTCTCAAAATATCGATCATTACGATTGATCAGAGTGTCATCGTACACAAAGGAAATCAACGGAAAGTTCCTACCACAAAAAGGAGCATCAATCCGATTTAATGAGGGAGCATTTATTACATCAGACCAAGAGGAAATTGACTTCCTGGACAATCACGTAAACCTAGGCTCAGTCTTTATCAAGGTAGAAAAAGATGCCGTAGAGGAACGAGCAAACTACGTACAAACCCTAGAGGAACGAAACGCAGAACTGGAGGCTCAAGTCTCAAGCAAAAAAGAAACAGAGACAAAGGTAGAGAAAGATGAAGAACCAACTGTCGCGGAACTGAAAGAAATTGCAGACGAGAAAGGAATTGACATAAAAGGACTACGTAAAAAAGAAGACATTAAAAACGCAATTGAAAAGGCCGAGGTAACGGCGAAGTTTTAAATGGCAACCTCAACAGGAACAGGAGAGGCGATCATGACTGCAACAATAACCAGAGCAGACGGATCAAAGGAAGAGCTTGGCGTAATCTCAAGAGAGAAAGTCGATGCGTCATTCATTAAAAAAATATTTAATAAAAAATAAATATGGCAACAGTACTCACCAATACAGGAAAGGCTGACATGATAAATGCCTTAAACGGAGGCACACACACTCCCCCAACCTACGTGGCATGGGGAACAGGAGCTGGAACAGCAGGAGAAACTGATACAACCCTGTTCACAGAGGCATCAGAGTCAAGAGTCAATGGTACAAAATCAGTCGTTACAACAAACGTAACGGACGATACGTACCAGGTAGTAGGAACTATCACAGCCGACGGAACAAAAACAATCACCAATGCTGGATTGTTTGATGCTGATACAAGTGGAGACCTATACGTAAAAGGAGACTTCACAGGGATCGCACTAAACTCTTCAGATAGTATTCAATTCACTATTAAGATTGTTCAGGACCAAGCATAGTATTCTGATAGCTCGCTCTCTATACGGGAGCAAGCAATGAGGATATTCCTTTCTAGAACTATGGCAACCATTAACGCATCACAAGATTATGATTTTATAAGCACACTAACTTTTAATACAGCTAGTGGGAATTGTAATATAAGATTATTTAGAGGTTCTTTTGCTGACTTTGCAGGAACAGTGTATTATCGAACAGGAACAAGTGGATCATGGACTACATTGTCTGTTTCAGGTTCATCAACAACATTTCCAGTAGGAGCAACAACAATGCAGGTGGCAAATGACTGGAATAAGTCAGGGAATAGTTATATGACTCAGTCGTTTCGTGATCAATCAACAAATCTAACTGAAATAGAAATATCACAAAAAGCAATTTTAAGTGGAATCATTGGGTCTAACTTCATGATATTTTACGCTCTTGAATGTTCTGATCTAACGTCACTCGATGTACCTGATACATCTAGTGTTACAAGTGTAGGAAATGACTTTATGAGATTTTACGCTCGTGAATGTTCTGATCTAACGTCACTCGATGTACCTGATACATCTAGTGTTACAAGTGTAGGAAATGAATTTATGGGATTTTATGCTAATGGATGTTCCTCTTTAATATCACTCGATGTACCTGATACATCTAGTCTTTCAAGTGTAGGGTCTAACTTCATGGGATATTATGCTAGTGGATGTTCTGGTCTAACGTCACTGGGTATTCCTGATATATCTAGTCTTACAAGTGTAGGGTCTAACTTCATGGTATTTTATGCTAGTAGATGTTCTGATCTAACGTCACTGGGTATTCCTAATACATCTAGTCTTACAAGTGTAGGGTTTGCCTTCATGGGATTTTATGCACAAGACTGTGCAGCAATAACCTCTTTAGATGTTCCTGATACCTCAAATATTACAAGTTCATTAGGTGGCCTTATGTTATTTTATGCACACAACTGTTCAGCAATAACCTCTTTAGATGTTCCTGATACATCTAATCTTACAAGTGTAGGAAATGACTTCATGTCAACTTACGCAAAAGGTTGCACGTCTTTAATATCACTCGATGTACCTGATACATCTAGTGTTACAAGTGTAGGGTCTAACTTCATGAGAGAATACGCAAGGGATTGTTCCTCTTTAATATCACTCGATGTATCTGATACATCAAATATTACAAGTTCATTAAGTAGCTTTATGGAATTTTATGCTAGTGGATGTTCTGATCTAACTTCACTGGGTATTCCTGATACATCAAGTATTACAAGTGTAGGGTTTGCCTTCATGTCAGCTTACGCAGGCGATTGTTCCTCTTTAGAACGACTAGAATTACCCGCAATCGGATGGTTTGCAAGTAATAATGTAAACTGGAGTGTTCCATCAGGACGACTTAATAATCTAAAAGGGTATGTACAAAATGAAACAGACTTATCAGACTGGCAAGGAGTAACATCATCAGGAGAAACTTTGCACACAAACTATATTCGTAGTACGAGTGATGTAATAAATGAAGGCATAAATATATATACTAAATTATTATTGATTACAGCAGAGGCAAGTAATAGCCTAAATAAAATAGCATCGATATCACGTTCCATAACAGCAACAGCACAAGCAACAGGAAGTCTTCTCACTCAGATAGGAAAAAGTATAGTGGCCACAGCTCAGACAAACAATTTAATAATAAAAAAAGCATTTAAATATTTAAACGCAACAGCACAGGGAACATCAAATATTATATCAGGACTGCTCTACACAGAGGGACTGATAGCCACAGCACAGGCAGAAACCTCACTAAGCCTACGACAAGTGGCCCTGCAAGAGCTTGTAGCCACAGCACAGGCAACAGCAAGCCTGGAGCGATTATTCCTCTACGAAAGGATACTCACAGTAACAGCACAGATCACAACAATTAAAATAAGAAATATAGGGAAAACGATACTAGCAACAGCACGATCGCTCCCAAATATAAAAAAAGCCATAGCAATTATTATAACGTCAACAGGAAATGCACTGACACAGATACAAAAAATCAATAGTCTCTCACAACTAATCACCGTAACATCACAGGCTGTATCAACCCTGGGAACACAGCTATCAAAAACAATAACAGCAACAGCCCAGGCAGTGACCGAAATAATAAAAGGAAAAACCCTCTCAAAGCTGTTAACAGCAACAGGGAACGTAGCAGGACAAGTGATACAGTCAGGACTAATATTATCAAGGACCTTGCTGGTAACAGCAAAGGCAACCGTGACCAGGACCATCGTCCAGTCATTAACATATATATTAACCAAGACAGCAAAAGCAGTAACACGCATGCTCAAAGATTATGGATACGTCGATAAATATCCAGAAAACGAATCAACATATGATAATAAGTATTCGGAAAACGAATCAACATATGATAATAAATACTCAGATAACGTAACCTCATACGAGGATAAATACCCAGAATAATATTATGGCAACCTTAGAACAATACATAACGGATTTAGAATCAATGCTCTCAACCGTAAACCTATCAGGCTTCTTCACACCAGCAATGAAAATTGGATGGATAAACCAAGCAGGAAAACGTGTCTACAATTTTGAAAAGTGGCCATGGCTCATGCACGCACTGAAAACGCAAACGGAACTATCAGAATGGTACGAGCAACCTGCTCGATTTAAAAAAGGATCAATAGAACGAATCACGATAGGAACAGGAGTAGAGGAAAAAGAATACGACATAAAGTCCTGGAACCTTTATAAAGACATTAGAGACAACCAGGGAGGACAAAGAGCATCAGCACTCCTGGGAAGTCAATTCTTCATTTACCCAACACCAGAAATAATAAACGAAGAGATAGGAATTTACGGTCAATTGAAATGGGTCACACTCACATCACCCTCTGACGAGGCAATCACGAACAGTGAGGACTACGACGAGGCAATCGTAAAGCTGGCATTTGCGTCAGCATTAAAAAAGGAGCGAAGATTTGCAGAGGCAAACAGTGAAGTAGAAGAAGTGATACAAGAAATACTTCCGAGACTTTATCAGCAAGAAACTAAACAAGCACCACAGGGATATATCGGAACCCAGACCAGCACACGGTGGCAATAAAAAAAATATGTCAGAACTACAGAGCTTCACAATTAAAGACTTCAACGGAGGAATATCAGACCTAAGCAATAAAGGAGTGCGTGGGTCCTTTCGTTTTGGCCACGGTATAGATTTGAGAAACACAAGCTCGTCTTTATCCTGCAACCAAAGACTAATAAAAAACTCAGGAACAATAGTGACGGACCTGTTGCGTTTTGGAGTTCCAGCAACCGACGGATCATGGTATGGATTTGGAGACACAGGGAAAATTGTAAAGAGAACATCAGGAGGTGGATGGAGCCAGGTCTATGATGACCCAGACGGAGCGATTATGGGAGCAGTGGAGTTCATACACAACGATGGCAATGATAACTACGTGAGCCACCTCGTGTGGGCAACACAGACCAAACTCAAGAGGGTAGTATTGAGTGCTGGATTTGGTTCACCAGAAACAATCACAACATTTGAAAAAGGAATAGCTGGAGAATTTCATGTAATGAAAACAGCACTCGGAGTCGTATTTGTATGCGATGCCGACTATTTGCTTTTATTAGATTACGAGGGAGCAACCAATAAAAAATCATTACAATTTCCAGGAGGAATATACTCAAAGGATATTCTGGAAAACAATAACATTATTGTCATAGGAGCCAGCGAAGTAGCACAGCAAAAACAAGGCTACGTATTCACCTGGGACAAACTGCAAGACTCATGGATAAACAAAAAGAACCTGCAAGCCCAGGGACTGAAATCAATGAACTTCCTAGAATCAGGATTACTCCTGCAAGCAGGTGAAGAATTAAAATACTGGGACACAGCAAACCTTGTTCCCTTAAAACAACTGCCAGGAGGAGGAACAACTCTCCCAGGAGCTCAAACCGAATATAGATCAATAGCCATGTTCGGAGTTTATGGAGGAACAAAAAATGGAGTCTTTGGATACGGACGAAGAGATAAGAACTCACCCTTTGCAATGAACCTGGAATACGTACCAAGCTACGGACGATACGACAATGCAAATGATGTTATCGGATCCGTATCAAATCACCAAGGAGAAATGCTTGTATCATGGTATGACTCGGTAGCACAGAGCTATGGAGTAGATATAATCGATGCAGATAACAAAGCACCAGCACTCTATCAGTCGCTAGAAATAGACGCAGGAACACCCTACGCAAGCAAAGTCTGGCCACAAATTAAAGTAGTAACCAGACCACTACCAGCAGGAACGAGCCTGAGCCTAAGAGCAAGGACGATAAACGACGACGACTGGCAAACATGTAAAATGGATAACCAGGAAACATCAATGGCCACAGCAGGACAAAAGGTCGGAATATTTAATATAGCAGGAGCAAGGCAAGGAGAAATAGTAGAAATAGAAGTATCACTAACACCCTCGGCCAACCTATCGCCCGAAGTAATATCGTTAAATATTTTTAATAGTATATTAACTCTTTACTAACATGGACAAGAAAACCGTAAAACTAATAGAACCCAATGACATAGACGACGTACAGCTCCCAGAACTAACTCAATGGCAAAACTTATTCCAAAGACCAACGTCACTCAGGGAGCTAGACCCAAACGCAAGTCAAGAACTTAATGACGTAGAGGCAACATTCTTATCACTCGGAGACCTGGCCTACCTGGACCAGATCACAGAGACCGAGATAACCGACGAAAGTATCTCAACACCGAAACTCCAAGCAGGAGCTGTGGAGGCAAGCAAGATATCAGTCGGAAGTTTATCAGCTATCAGTGCCGACCTTGGAAGTATTACAGCAGGAACAATCGTGGGAGCAGTAATAAAAACCTCAAACTCTGGAGATCGAATTGAAATGGAGAATGATAGGATTGATGCCTATGACTCAAGCGATGACTTAAGATTACGATTGGACGATGGTTATTTAAAAATTTATGACTCAGGAAGTTATGTCGGCCAGATAGGAGGAGACAATAACTCAATGAGATTTATGGCAAATGACAACCTGGGTATTCTTGGTGACGACGTAAGCATCGATGCCGAAACCCTAGACATTGGATGCTTTAACGATATAAACTTTAGAATACAAAATACCTTATTGGTAGAGATTAACTCTTCAGGCTTCACTTCGTATGGATTTGCAACATTTGAAAATGACGTAACCTTTGAAGACAACGTAACCTTTGATCAGGATGTAATAATCGGAGACGACCTTGTTGTAGCTGACAATTTTATATTAGGTGGTAACCAATCAATAATTGACGGAAACATGGAAATAGATAAAGGGTTTGTAAACCTCGCACAAATGAGTGGATCGCAAGCCTCTTCACAATCAGGAGATCAGGACGGTTCAATGTACTACCGAACAGGGAACGATGACATACGAGTAAAGGTAAATGGCAACTGGCGAACTATCACGACAAGCTAAAAACTGTTATAATAAAAATATGGCAAAAAAGATAACATATAAAAACACTCTTATAAAAGACATCCAAGAGCAAATAAAAATCATTGAATCTAGCTATGGGGAAATAAACTCCACTATCACTCACTTAACAAACAGGCTAAAAAAACAAACAGAACAAGCCCATATAAAGAGAGGAGAATATCAAGCCCTTAAAAATGTTGAAAAAAGATTATTAAATAATAAGAAATAATTATGGCATCACAATACACCGTAAAAAAAGGAGATACCCTCGGAGCGATTGCAAAGAGAATGGGTACCTCCATAAGTAATCTGACAGGTTTCAGATCAGGAAATAAAAACCTTATTTATCCAGGAGAAAAAATAAGTATTAAGTCTTCACCCAACGATGAATCAACCTCACGGACTGAAACAATCCGTGCTGAACTATCAGATAAAACAAAGGAACCACAGGACACCTCTAACAATTTTGATAGGGATAGTCTTAACGCGCGACTCTCAAACCAGCGAGAATCACGAGAAAAAGCACGAGCAGACCTGGAGGGTTTCAGATCACGACGATACGAAGAGCTGACAGAGGAGAAAGGACTCGATAACAACCGAGACGAAATATCAGCCCTGGACCGAACAATCACTCAGAAAAAAAACGAACGAGACCAGGCGATAAACAAAATAAGAAACAACCCAGGAGCTTCTGCTGCAACATTGACAGGAGAGACTTCACGAGCCTCACAATTACTTAATCAAGAGATTAATAACTTGACAGGACAACGAAACAACCTGGCGAATGATTACAACACAACCCTATCAGAAATTGATACACTCCTAGGAAATGAAGTAGCAGACCTGCAATCAGAACTAGACTTCTACACAGCAGGAGAAGAGGACACAAACCGACTCTTACAATCATTCCAACAGCAAATGATACAGGAACTAAGACGTCAAGAAGACAGAGGGTTCCAGGAAGAAGACAACCTTACTCAGTTCCAACGAGCATTGGAACTAGCACGAATCAACGGATCAGGAACATCAGGAGCGAACTACACTATTCTCACGGACCCATTCGGACAACCAACCGTAGCAATAGACCGTAAGAATCCAACGAACCAAGTAAACCTCCAGGAGAACAATGGGAGCGTAGCAGGAACAGACCAAGCAATGCTAGATGCCCTAGCAAGAGCAAACCAGCCCAAGAAAGGTAACTGGTTCACACGATTATTCAACGGAGGTAATTAAAAACAATTATGTCATTTCTCAATAACCTATTACAAAAAGCGAAAGACCTCGTTACATACACAGCAGAAGAAAAAGCACAAGGTAAAAAACCAAACCTGCTAGAACGTATACCAATGCGAGCGAACAATAGTATTGAGAAAGTACAAGACTTCTTCGCACCAGTCCCTAACAAAGTAAGAGCTAGGGATTTTGTGCGTGAGGTACCTGAGGCAACCTTTAATGTGGCCAAAGAAATAGCCCAGGGAACAGCACGAACAATGGACTTTGCAGGACGAAAAATACTAGAAACAGCAGGCTTTGATCAATACAAGGACATCGATGAAAAAGAAGATGATAAAATTACACAAACAATCTTCGGAGGAAATAAGAAAAGAGCAGGAAACCTTGGAGAAGTGGCAGAAGTAGAAGTAGGACTTGATCCTGAGAAGTTTCCTGTCATTGCACCTCTTGTAGGAGGAACTCTTGTCGGACTTGATTTGCTACCAGGAGGACTTGGAAAAGGGCCGAAAGCAAGTCTCAAATTATTTATAAAGGGAATGACTGACGAAATAGTAACAACCCTATCAAAAACAACTGACCCAAAGATTATCGAGGGAATTATTAGAGACACCTCAAAAGGAATTGATGATACGACCGTGAAAGCAATGACAGAAAACCTGGCCAAGATTGATAGCGAGGATGGAATCAAAAAATGGATCAAAGATATTGAAAACAAAGTAGTGAAACCAGGAGCAGATACTCCACCACCAGGAGGAGAACCACTTCTAAGAATTGCAGAATACGAAAACACAGATGCCGTACGTGGAGGGACTTGGTACTCAGACCAAAAGGGAATTGCAGAGGTTGATACTTTCAATAAATCATTCCCTGGTAAAAAACAAAGTTTCAAAAGAAGTGAGAAACCAAAAAAACCTTTTGTAGTAAATGATGTAGACGAACTTGCTCCTGGAACAGAATCAGAAGAAGTAAAAGATGCACTATCAAGCATAGCCTCAAATGAATACTTTAATGTATACGATAAACTAAACGATGTATACAAAAATGGTTCAAAAGAAATAACACCAGAGGTAGGGAACATTCTAAAAGAATATGGAATTAGTGATTTAGAAATAAAAGAATTATCAAAAGCTAGTGAGAATTTGGATTTTGCTATAGCAGATTTAATAACCTCAAAGGAACTAAGGAAACAAGGGTATGATTCTCTTATCATCAACAACCAAAAAGGAACACACACCTTCGTATTCAAACCAGAAAAAATAGACCCTCAAATGATACAAGAGGCTTATACTGCACCAAATAAAGAACTGTTTGAAAAAATAGCAAAATCAGAAAATGTTGATGATGCATCAATAAAACAAATCTGGGAAATAGGACAGGAATGGAAAAGCGATAAAATAATAAAAGCACTCGCCGACTATAAACTATCGCCAACAGGAAACGCAGATGAAACAGGTGGATTACTTATGAGGCTACGAGATACTGATACAGGAAAAAAGATTGCAGAAGAATCAAAAAAACTTCTTAACGGAACTAAAAAACTATTCAGATACGGAGACAAAGAGGGATTGTCATGGACAACAAAACCAGATCCATACTTCTCAAATGGTAGACCACTACAAGAAATAGAATACACACCAGAGGTAGCGCAAAGAGTATTGTACTCAGAGGGAGCAGAAAAATCTCTAGGCTTCAGAGAGTTCCCAAACACAGGAGAAAGCGAGGTTATATTGGGACCTATAACAAAGTCAAAAGAAGTAGCACCATCAGAAACCATAGAGTCCGTCACTCTTTATCGTGCAGGAAACCTAGAGGACACAACTGGTAGAGGATTATTCCTAACTCCCTCAAAAGAATATGCAGAATCATACATTGACACAGGACTTGGAGGAAAAACAGTAGGAGAGTATTCAATTAATAATTTAAAGTTAAAAGAGGCAGATAATACAACCTCACTGCTTAATGAACTAGACCCAAATAACAAAGCAAAAACACAGAGAATCTATGATCGATATGTTAAAGGAGGACTAAAAGATGGTTACATAACACCAGAACAACAACTTGATGTATATAAAGAAAAACTAATAAAAAACCTCCTTAAAAAGGATGGCTTTGATGGTGTTAAATATTCAAGAGGTGGATCATCTAATACTGAATATCAAATCTTTGACGTAAAAAATATTAAAAATAAAGAGCCTAGTAATCTAACAAAAGAAGTAGCACCATCAGAAACCATAGAGTTCGTCACTAGAGGAGCCAAACAAGGACCGACCGAGGCATTTGGAGTGGTCGCAGGTTTTGAGCAGGACGAAGACGGAAACATTACGATCGATCCATTGAAAGCAGGACTCGGAATAGTAGGAGCTGGACTTGCCAGAAACCTAAACCTGGACGGAGTAGACCCACGAAAACTTATAGATAGACTAAAAGATATCCAAAACGCAAAAGGCTTCGATGAGGGAGTAGGAAACCTATGGCAAACAATAGATGCCTCAGAGGTCTCATACGCAATGAGACCACTGGATGACACAGGATACAGCAATGCAGGATACAGATTTTCAACATATCCAAAATGGGTACCCGAAGAGCTCCGATCAAAAAAGCTCATGAATAAAGTGCTTGACCAAATACAAGCAGGAAAACAGCCAGCAAACAATGCATCACGAGAAAAAAGACTCTATGATATTTTTCTCAGAGAAATAGAAACAAGTGTGCAAAGTAACTCTGACGAATACGTACTCAATCAATTAGCAAGAGATACTGAAATAACACCGTCACAAATAGACGGAAGAGAAATAAACGATCTCAAGGCTTATGATATTGAAACAGCAGATATAAAAACACAAGACGATTTATTCCAGGCACGAGCAGACCTGGCCAAAAACAAAACGGTAGCAGGAATGCCACAAGAATATCAAGAGCCAGTTAAAAAAGCATTTGATGAGGTAGGAAAAGAAACAGCAAAAATAACTGACAGACGAATGAAAGATGCCCTGGAACTAGGGATAGATGAGGACGTAATGGCAAACGTATTGTACTCACGAGCAGGAGGAAGACTGTCTCACGCAGAGGCAGAAAACCTATCGAAAACCGTACGTGCACCATTGCAGGATCTAATCGATAAATCACCACAGCAACTAGGCCTGGACCGTGTGAAGTTCGAGGCATATTCTCAAGAAATCACAGGTTACTTCCAGAACGTCGTAAAAAAACTAAAAGCAGAATCACTAGCCAACCCGAAAGACCTAACCCTACAAGATGCCTATAAGAACGCATCACGAACCTACCTAAAAGCTAGAGCAGGACTAGAGGCAGGAATCACGGAGGCAGGACGATTGGTAGAGGGATCAAAAATGATTGGAAAGAACAGTCGAGTACCAGGAGTAAACAGTCGAGTGCAACAAGTACGAAACAACCTGGTAGCCTACGCAAAGAAAAACCCTAAATACGAAAATCTACCCTCAGACTTTGATGTTGCTCTGGAGGCAATAGACATAAACAACCCAACGGAAGTCATGAAGTTTCTCACAAAGTGGAACAAGACATCGTTCCTAAGAAAACTATCAGAGGCTCAAAAAGCATTCCTCCTATCAGCACTCTCAACACACAACACTAACGCACTCGGAAACGCAATTCAACAAGTAATGGATGTACCAGTGCGAGCATTAGCTGGAGTATTAGATGGAGCCGTGAGCAAAGTAACAGGAAGAAAGCAAGAGGTATTCCCAACCGAGGCATTAGGACAAATACGTGGAGCATTCAGATCGACCCCAGCCGTAATAGAAAATGCTATCAACGGACTCAAAAACGAACACTTCGGATTCGAACTACGTCGTACCGAGATAGAACAAGGAACCCCAGTACCAGCCATTAAAGGAAAACTAGGAGAAATCATTCGCCTACCATTCCGACTGCTACAATCAGCCGACCTTGCATTCCGAACAGTGAAACAAGGAGCCGAGGGAGAGGCACTAGCAATCAGAATAGCCAACAAAGAGGGACTGACAGGAACGGCATATAAAAACCGTGTCAAAGAATTAGCAGAACATACACCAGCAGACCAACTCGACCTAATAGATGCACGAACAGAACGCTCGCTCATGCTCGAAGACCTCACAGGGATAATGAAAGGAGTAGAGGATTTGAAAAACAAATACCCAGCAATGCAATTTGTAATTCCATTCTACCGAACTCTTGTAAACTTAACGCGTGAGGCCTACCGAATGACACCAATAAGAATGATAGGACAAGGAGTAGGAAAACTTGTACCAGAAAGTAAAGGAGGACGACAGATAACTGAAATGTTCAGTGATCAATGGACCAAAAACAAAGCAACAAAGATGGAAGAAATCTCACGGCAAATCATTGGAACTTCAATCATTACCTACTTTATTATGAAAAAACTATCAGGAGATATTGATATGACAGGACCAGCACCGAGCAACGCAGGAGACCGTGAAGTCTTCTACGGACAAGGAAAACTTCCTCACTCAATTAAAATAGGAGACAAGTGGGTAGAGTTCCAAAGAGTCCAACCAATAGGTCAACTTATGCAAATAGCAGGAAGTATTGCAAACTCAATCGATGCCTACAAAAACACTGGACAATTAAACTCACAAGATGTTGCGAATGAATCAGCAAAAGCATTGGGAGATATTGGATCAATGGTATTCACACAGTCGCCATTCACAGGAGTGTCAGACTTATTCGACCTTATGAAAGGAGGAAAATATAACGAGGGATACGCAAAAGCAGGTAACCGATACCTCGGACAACTGATTGGAACATTTATTCCAAACATTCTACGAAGAACAACGGTAGCCATGGACCCAATCGTCTATGAAAAAAGAGATATTAGGTCACAACTACAAAGTAGAATTCCAGGACTACAAAAAAACCTCACACCAAAGCGAGACCTCTTCGGAGAAATCGTACGGCAAGGAGGAACCAGCGCCGAAAGGTTCGCCTCACCAATTAGAACCTCAGACGTGAAAGCAAACAAACTCTATGAAGAATTTGATACCATAGGATACACACCAAGTGTTCCAGGACGTAAGGTGTTCAGTCAAGAACTATCAACCGATGCATACGAGACATTGCAAAAATACTATGGCCCACGACTGCGAGACGAACTATGGAAGATAACTGAATCACCAGGATATAAAAACCTGAACGATGCACAGAAAGATAAGATACTCAGCAAGACCTCAAGTACCGTACTACAACTGGCACGAGAAAAACTGTTCCCAATTTACGCACAAAAAGATACACAGAGAAAAATGTGGATCCAGCAAGGATACACAGGGAAACAAATAGAAGATGCGCTAAAAACAAAATTCCCTTATACTGATGAAGTACTAGAAAAGTACGCAGAGGGAATCCTTGCACAAGAACAAGAAAATGGAAATGCAAGATTTACCATAGAAGAACTCCTCAAACAATAATTATGAAAAACGAACCAACAAACGGAGAACTGGCAATAATGATTGATAACTTAAATCAGAACATTAACAGACTTCACATAAAAGCAGATATAACAAATGGGAAAGTTATTGCTAACACAGAGTATCGATTGAAACAAACGGGAGCAATGGTGCTCGTCAAATGGGTAGGGGGAGGAAACCTTGTCGCTATTATTATTTTATACATTAAAGATTTAATACTATGAAAATAATACAAGCAAAACAATCTCCAAATTACTCAACGCACCCAGACGGAAAACCAAAGGAATATATAAAGATTGCAGTCATCATGCACAAAACTGTCGGAAGTTTCGAGGGAGCATTGAACTGGCTCTCTACAACCCCAGAGGATAGACTATTGCGACACGGAAAGAAAACCTGGTCCTCAGCACACAGCCTGGACCGTAGGAACGATCCAGGAGTAATACACCAGCTGATGCCTTGGCAATTTAGAGCTTGGCATGCAGGAGGTGTAACCAGAAGAACTGATCGAGCAATAAAAGTGATAGGAGTCCGAGACCCAAACAACGTGACAATCGGACACGAGATGACTGCCTATTATGATATTGACCGAGACGGAACCGTAGAGCCAGAAGAAAAAAAGGCTACAATAAATCAACTTGATGACTTTGTAAATCTTATGTTTCATCTAGAGGAGGAATCAAAAACAAATCCCTGGATTGATATAAAGGCTGATGCCGATCACCTACTAACGCACGCAGACACCAATCACCATAAACCAGATATGGAATGGGAATATGCGTACGTGGTAGAACAAATGAGAAAAAGAAAAAACACACAACCAAACTGTCCACTCGCTCTGAAAGACTCAAACCTCAAACAAACAGTGGACCACCTTATTAATCTTTTAAATAACCAATAACATGTACGAAATTATTATTGCAACAGGAGTGATTGTCCTAACCCAACTAATCAAAAATAAAGTATACCCACGATTCGGAACCACAGGAGTGCATATCTTAATATTTACACTCTCTGCGATCGGAGTAGTGATCTATCAATTCACTCTCGTCGATCCATCCTTTGCAGGAATTGTAACGCAAGCACTCGGCTACTTAGCGACAGCGATAACGGTATACGAAGTAATCCTCAAAAAAATAGGATTTACAACAGCAAAAGATTAGTTACAAAAAATATTATCTATGATATTATTAAAACGTCGTAGCGTGTTGGCTACGACAAATGACTTCGGATATCTTCTTAAATGAGATAACTAGAACAAAAAGCACTACTGAGCAATCAGTGGTGCTTTTTACATAGGCTAATACGAATAGAATGGCCACTGTATCAAGCCAGAGATAAGAAGTGGGCAAAACACTCCACTACAAAAAAACAATCGAACTAGAGGCAACACAAGAGCAATTCCCCTGTATGGCGTAACCGTACAAACAGTGATGGCGTAACCGTACATTCGTACATATATACATAGAATACTACATAGATATAAAATCAAAAAAATAAAAGCTAGGCAACTTGAAAAGAAAGTGATAAGATAAAAAACAGGTCGAAGTCATTATCAAAACCTAACCAACACGAAAAATGGAAATAGAAAAATATTTCAGAATTATGCTATTAACTATGGGTGCTGTATTTATAATAATTATACCAGCAGTCCTTGTAGAGTTCGCATTTACCATGCACGATATAAACACAAGCCAATCAGAAGTAACGACAATTTATTTAAAAAACTAATCTAAGAAAAAAATGTATTTGAATTCAGTAATGATTATCGGGAACCTAACCAGGAACCCAGAATTAAAAAGCCTACCAAACGGAACCAAGGTCGCAAACTTTTCACTCGCAACAAACCGAACATGGAAAAATGATGCAGGACAAAAGCAGGAAGAAGTAGAATATCACAACATAGTAGTCTTCGGACGACAGGCAGAAACATCAGCTCAATACCTAAAGAAAGGATCGCAAGCAATGATCCAGGGCCGAAACAAAACCAGATCATGGGACGACTCAGGAACAGGAAAGAAAATGTACCGAACAGAAGTCATTGCAGATAATGTTCAATTTGGATCGAAACGAACCGAAGATAAGGTTATAACAAAAAAAGAACCAACAGGAGAAATTGTAGAAGAAGACACAATCGAATACCCAGAAGAAGACATCAACCCAGAGGACATCCCATTTTAATATGGGAATTAAAAAGAAAAGAACATGTTGCTACTGTGCAAAAAAACACAAGCGAAAAGACATATACGCATGTTACACCTGCATACCTTACACAGCAGTAGGGAGTAGAGGGCATGAACTTATAACATTATTAAAATTAAGAAAAGAACTAAAATGAAAGAACAAGATATTGGAAGTTCAAAAGACCACGACATGGAGCGAGAAAATTATAATCAAAGAGACGACCATCGGTCACCAGGAGAAATGCAAAGTGGATGTTATGAGTAACCTACAACTAAGAAAAAAACTACAGAAGATAAACCATATGACGGTACTCGGTAAACCATCTACCCTACAAGACCTGATGAGGGCATTGGGTGCTAAAGACAATCAAACTACAATGTTTATAGATAATGGGTATTTAATGATTTTAACTGATGACTTAAAAAGAACGTGGACTAAACTAGACCTATCCAAAACAGTAGAAACACAAACGCAAGAGGTAACTAATCAGCTAATAAAAATACTGTCATGAACAAACACACAGAAAAAAAATTAAACGTAGTCTCTTGCTTTGATGGAATATCAGGAGGTCAGGAATCATTAAAACAATTAGAAATACCAGTAGGAAAATACTACTCAAGTGAATTAGATAAATATGCTATTGCGGTAACCCAACACAATCACCCAGATACAATTCAAGTCGGAGACGTAACTAATTGGAGAGAATGGGACATAGATTGGTCAGAAATTGATCTTATATTTGGAGGTAGCCCATGCCAAGGATTCTCTTTTGCAGGAAAACAACTTGCTTTTGACGATCCAAGATCAAAACTATTTTTTGTTTTTGTTGAAATAATCAACCATATTAAAAAAGTAAACCCTGATGTTAAGTTCTTATTAGAAAACGTGAGAATGAAACAAGAGTACTTAGATATTATCTCAGAACATATTGGAGTTCAGCCTGTAAAAATTAATAGTGCCTTAGTTTCAGCTCAAAACAGAGTGAGATACTACTGGACTAACATTGCAGAATTAGATCAACCAGAGGATAGGGGGATATTGTTAAAGGATATTTTGGAAAGTAATAACAAAAATACTAAATTATTTAATTTATCAGAAAAAGCAATAAATTATATAGAGTCTAGTAACCATAAGTGGAGTAATGGAAAAAAACGTACTGAAATATACGAAAATAAACATAATGAAAAAGCCCATTGTATTACAGCAAATTATTTTAAGGGTGTACCTTATGGTATAACTCGCTGCATACAAGGTGCTGCCATTAGAGGTCGTTATTTACCTAATGGAAAAATAGAACAAAAACTTGAATTAAATGGGAAAGAAAAATCAAACAGTATTACGACTGTTCAAAAAGATAGCCTTGTAGCTCGCTGTATTCAAGTAGGAGAAGCAGACATAAAAGGACACGATTATAATAGCCCAGAGGGAAAAGCTCCAACAGTAACAACTTGCGAGGGAGGACATAGAGAGCCAAAGGTAATAGTTCAACCAAATGAATGGCGAAAACTAACACCTCTCGAATGTGAAAGACTACAAACAGTTCCTGATAACTATACTCTTGTGCCTTGGCAAAAAAGAATGATGTCAAATTCGCAGCGATATAAAATGCTTGGTAATGGGTGGACTATTGAAGTTATAAAACATATATTTAAAAATATTTAATAGAAATACTCACATGAAAGATAAAATAGTATTATACGACCACCAAAAAAAAGCTGTTAAAAATTTTACAAACAAAAACCAAATCCTAGCACACGAAATGGGACTAGGAAAAACACTGACATCAGCACACATAGGCCAGGGAGATAAAAACCTGGTCGTCTGCCCAGCAAAACTAAAACAATCATGGGTAGAGGAACTCCACCTGATAGACGAAACAGACATCCAAGTAATCCAAACAGCAAAAGATGAAATAGAAGATAAGTCCTGGACTATTGTCTCATACGACATCGTACAAAATATCTATCAAGATTTAATCGATAAGGACTATGACCACCTCTTCCTGGACGAAAGCCACTACATCAAAGGAAAGTTCACCTACAGCAAACGGCTGAAAAAAATGTCAGGAACCAAGCGAGCAGGAGCAAGTGTGCTTCTATCACAAAGCGCACGACATGTGATCCTCACAACAGGAACACCGATCATGAACAAACCGATTGAATTATGGAACCAGCTCCTGGCTATAGATGCACAAATAACCAGAGACATATCACGTACTACATTCTCAAAAGTATACTGTGGAGGCCACCTAAAAAATATGGGAAAGTTTAGATTTTGGTGGGAGCAAGGAGCAACGAAACTCGAAGAACTCCGTGAGAAAATAAAACACGACATAGACATCGTGAGAAAATCAGAGGCAACAAACCTACCACCGAAAGTAATCAGTCGAAAGATAATAGAGTTCACAGCAACAGAGCAAAAAGAATACGACAAAGCCTGGGACGAATACGTTGCATTTATAGAACAACACCCAGACTATTCGCTGGATAAAATTAAAAATATTGTAGAGGCACAGCAACTCGTAGAGGTTCAAAAACTCTCGCAAATAACATCACTTGCAAAAATGAATGCCGTAATAGAAGACCTGGACAATTTAGAAACAGGAGAGCGCGTAGTTATCTTCGCAGAGTACGTGAAAACCATCGAGGAATTAAACAAGGCTCTCAAGAAAAAGAAAATTACATACTCAACCCTAAAAGAAAAAGACTCAGTAGAGAAATTCAAAAAAGGAGAAGTGCAAGTTTTCACATCAAACATCATAGCAGGAGGAACAGGACTGAACCTGCAAAAAGACTGCAACCTGATATGGATCATAGACGAGAACTGGACACCAGCAATCAACCAGCAGGCAGAAGACCGAATACACCGATACGGACAAGTAGGAACAGCATTCATAACCTACTACGAAGTATATGGAACCGTGGACGAAAGAAGAAAAGCCATCAACGTAGAGAAGAAAAAGATTATTAAAAAAATAATGAATCCTGAAAAGGAGTAGACATAAAAATGACAACAGAGTATAATGATAAAGCGTACCGAAGTCAGGACGTAATACAAAAAAATAAAACCTACGACATCAACGAATTGATGCGAGACCAAGTCTTCTGGTGGATAAACTCACGGCGAATGTATCACAAGGTGCTGCAGAGCGACATGAGTATGGGAAACCTACTGAAGACAACAATCACAGGATCAGGAAAAGGAAAAAGGTACGAGATCCTGGGTAAAAATATTATTCAATTCTATAAGGTCTACGGACCAGGTATAGAACTATTAAAAAACAATTAACATGTCAGATACCAACACAAAAATATTGACAAAAAAAGAGAAAGGACAAAACCGACACTGGAAAAACTTCCTCGATAAAGACTACCTAGGAAGTCACAACCTAGAACCAGGAGAGGAAATGCAAATGACCATCCTTAAGTTCGAGGGAGAAGAAACTATCAAGACTCAAGACGGAGAAAAACTAGCGAGAGTCTTATATTTCAAAGAAGACATTCCCAAAATGATTATTAACATCACGAACGGAAACACCCTAGCACACCTCTACGGTTCACACCCAGAGCAATGGGTAGGAAAAACCATGCAGGTACACGCAACTCCAGTCAAAGCATTCGGAAAAACACAGGATGCACTACGCATCAGAGACTTTATTCCAAAGCGAGACATTAATAGCACGGTTCATATTGCGAAAATAAACAAAGCAAAAACCCTCGAGGAACTGAAAAAGATATGGGTCAAACTCCCAACGTCAGTACGAGAAGATGCAGAGGTTATTAAAAGCAAAGAGGCACTAAAAAAGAAATTAAAATAGTATGAAAATCTTAAAACTAGAACAAGGAACCCAGGAATGGCACGACCAAAGAAGATGCTCAATCACAGGAACCAAACTGAAAGCAGTCATGGGAACCGAAGATGCACAGCGAACCTTGATAGCAGAATTAATCGCAGAAGAGGGAACAGAACTAACTAAAGAACACCGAACCTCAATGGAAATGGAACGAGGAAACGGAGAGGAAGAGTTCGCTATAAAAAGATTCGAAAGAGAGACAGGGAAGACAGTAGACCGAGTAGGGATGTGCGTACACGATGACTACGAGTGGATCAAACTATCTCCAGACGGACTCATCAAAAATAAGAAAGGAAAGTACACAGAGGCGAATGAAACCAAGTGTCCAGACTCAAAGAAATTAATGCTCTACAAGATTGAGAACATGGTCCCACTTATTGAAACAGGACTGATGGCCGACTACACCGTAGCAGAAACAAAAAAAATCCTGGACGACAATAAAATCGAGTACGACAAGAAAGCAAAAAAGGATGAACTGCAATCACACCTACCAGCAGGCTACGATGGAACACCAAAGTCAGGCGCACCATTCTGTGGATCAATACCACAAGAATACAAATGGCAAGTAGTACATTATTTCATAGTAGTGAAAGAACTAGAGAAACTACACTTCGCAACCTACGATGAGAGATTTATCGCAGAGGACATCAAACTCTACATAACAGAAGTAGAACGAACCCACCCAGAAATGGAGCAAGCAATCAAGGAGGCAGAAGAACAACTCCAAGAGTTCAGAGCGAAGTGGATGAGATGGCGAGATATTGTACTACCAAATAACTTCTAATGAAAAACTACAGGCTCGCAGATTACTTCTTCAGCAAATTCATACGAGCCAGGGATAAGAAGTGTCAGAACCCAAAGTGCAGGAAGAAGAGTAAGGAACTCCAATGCTCACACTTCTGGAGACGTGACGAATGGATAGCCAGGTATGACGAAGACAACTGCATAACTCTGTGTATAAACTGTCACTACAAAGACAAGATGTCCTGGGAACACGATAAGCACGGAGCCTACCGAGACTACATGCGTAGAAGAATAGGAGTCAAAAGATTTGATGCACTCAGAAGAAAGGTCATGAACGCACGGAAAACAAGAGTTCCAAGAAGTATTATTATTCGTAAAGCAATAGCAAACTATGGCGAAACTAAAAACCTACAAAGAAAAGGTGTTCAAAATATTAAAAGAACACGAACTAGCAAGAAACGATGATGGACTAGTGATTGCTTATTATATCAAGTACCACCAAGCGAACCTGGTAACCCTGGACATCAACCGAACGGACCGATGTATAAAATTAAAAGATTTTATACACCTGGATCCAATCGAAAACATAACCAGAGCCAGACGTATTATTCAGAATGAAGACGGCCACTTCCTACCCACGGACCCAGCCGTGCGAAAGCAACGTAAGATCAAGGAGAAAGAAATGCCAGAACAAGTACGAGAGGCCGTCCAGCACGCAATACCCTACCGAGACCAATGAGAAAGGTATCAACAAGAGTACGCAGAATCCTCGAGAGTGAACCAGACATATGCGCGCGCATAGAAGACGGAGAATGTGGAGGAGGACTGACTTGGGAGCATTCGATTATTTTCAAAGGTTCCCAACTGGATGAGGCCTGGGCGATTATAAAACTATGTGAGAGGCATCACGCAGTAAACACCTACCAGGACGGAGGAGACCTCCAAAAAGAAAAAAACGTATGGATAGCCCTGAACCGAGCAACGGACCAGGAGCTGGTCGCAGTATCCAAAGCAATCGATTATAAGAAATTAAGAGAACGACTCAACAAAATATATGGGGAATGAAACAACACTAGAGGAGAGGTTTGAGGAACTTTGGAGTAATAATTGTATTAAAGGAAACAAACATAATCCAACTGACACAATGTACTATGAAGGATTTATGAGTGCTATATATAAATATGCAATGT